CCATCATTAACTTGGTGTGAGGTATGTCGCTACGGTATAAACCATACAAACTTGCTTTTAATCTATTGAGTACATCGGGCTTAACTTTCGTTATTTCTACCCCGAATGTTCTACTAATAGACAAGCTGTGTATTGCTTCTACCGCTTTCTTGTATATCTTGTGTTTATACACTGCATCTACAACTACTTTACAGACCTGTGTAGCATAATCCCATGCTCCCGGCATAGGTGTTTCCAGATCTTGTTTCTGTTTTTCAGAGATGTCGCGTCTTGAGTATTCTTTCTGTTTGATCTCATGCTGTAAACTCTCAGTTGTGATATCTAAAGACAAGCCTCCCATAGACACATGAGTTCTTTCTATGATATCAAGATCATCTAAGCTAACATTCCATTTATAGCATAAGTATTCATATTGGACCCTTTTTATGTCAGCTGCTACGCTACTTAACATACCCCGCTGCTGCGCCTCGGTTATACGTGTTACAATAGCCTGCTGTAATGGAAGACCTTATTAGGTACTGCCATCTCTGTAGGCCCGTGCACCAATGTAGCTATAGCCCTACTTAAATACTGTCCACTACCTCCATCATAGTGATCAACGCGCAAGAACTCTGCGATAGAACCTAAGAAACATTTAGACATCTGGAACCTGACGTTATGCGACTCTGCACCTGCTACTAATGCTTGTACTTGTTGCAAACTATCAACGGCCGCTAAAACATCATCACCATTATGAGTTGCTACTAAATCCCTGTCTTTAGTTAGCAAGCGTATATATATGTAATTAAGTACCGTGTTCATAAAAGTTGTCAGTCGCCAGCCTGACAGCAACGTACCTGTCGTCTTGTAAAATTGGTCTCGTCCCTGTTCTTTAATGTAACATGAATCTAGTGAGTGTAGTATCCACGGAAATACTTTACGCTGTTCAGCCGACATCTTCTTCCCGAACACAGCAAAGTAAGCTTTCAAAACCTCCCGCATGCTTTCTACGGAGTGTTGAGAGTTGAAATCTTCAAAATCAAAACAGTAAGGTATACCATTGCGCATTATTTCACGAACCGTAATCCTGACGTTGTTCTCTTCAGCTCCAGGCCCTATCGGGAACAATCGTGATAATACACGCTCACAGTCACCGAATACAAATCCAGTTAATATGAAGTTAGTTGCATCTACGCCATAGATAGCACGCATCTTGGTCCACTCACATTTAACTGAAGGCCAAGCTCTGATCTCTGGTGGTCGTAATAGTAGATCATCTAACTTTGGCTTGGGCATCGCATTAAGGCTGAAAAACTTGTGCCTGTTCAGACTATCTTTAGCCACATATTGCAAATCCTCTTCATATTGAGAATGATATGCGCCAGTGGGTGCCCACTGCCACCGCTTATTAATATACGATGACCACTTTAGGTTATCCACTTGCCCACCCAGATTCTTA